TTGGCGCAGCAACTCCAGGAACAGTTGCGTAGCGCCCGAGAGCTGGTAACCAAAAAACAAGCAGAACTAAACCTTACCAAAGCTGTATCTGAAGAAGACAAGGTAAAAAGTAAGTACGAGGCAACGCGCACCGAGCGTATGCAAAATTATGTAAAACTTTTGAACAAATCTTTGAGTGACGCCGAACGTGCATCTCTTATTGAAGCGCAAACACTTGATATTCAAATTTCCAGAATGGAATACGAAAAAGAACTCAGCGTAATAAGAAAACAGCAGGTAGAAGATTTGTACGCCATGCTTGGTGTATCTAATCTTCTCAACCTGAACTTCGAGCGGATGGCGTCTTTTGTGGGCGCGGGTAAGCCGGCCCTAGCGTTTAATCCAAATATGAATCTTGTTCCGTCTTTAACAGGCGGCGAACTAGGCGGAAAAGCTGAGCAAGCCCGCCTGGAACTCGAAAAACTTATCGCTCCAGCTGAACAACTAGCAAGCGCCGCCGAGGGCATCGGCTCAGCCTTTGCCAATTCCTTTAAAGGAGTTGCTTCTGGTGCGATGACTGCTCAGGAAGCTCTTTCTGCGTTCTTCCAGACAGTGGCTGATCGCTTTTTAGACATGGCGGCTCAAATCATCGCCAAGTGGATTGAAATGACAATCCTGAACAGTGCGCTCCGGCTTTTTCCTGGTGGCACGCTGTTTACAGGGGCCGGTCCGGTATCCGGTGCGGCAGCGTTTAGCGGCGCTGGCATCGGATCCGCAGGTTTTAGTCTTCCGCCGCTAATTCCTATGCGAGCAGCCGGCGGTCCTGTCATGGCTGGCTCGCCCTACATCGTCGGCGAACGCGGCCCCGAGTTGTTTGTTCCCGGTCGCAGCGGCGGTATCGTGCCCAACGACAGCCTTGGAATGGGAAGCGCCAACGTCGTGGTGAACGTCGACGCCAGCGGATCTAATGTGCAAGGCGATGGCAACCAAGCCAGCCAGCTCGGCAAAGCCATCGGCATCGCGGTCCAGCAAGAACTCATCAAACAAAAACGTCCCGGAGGCTTGCTCGCCTAATGGCCACCTTCCCCAGCTACAACCCGACCTACTCGGCCAACAAGAGCAGTCAGCCGAATGTTCGCACGGTCCAATTCGGCGACGGTTACCAGCAACGCTTGACCTACGGCCTCAACCAAAACCCGAAGGAGTGGCGCCTCAGCTTCAACGTCACCGACGCTGACGCCGACATTATCGAAACCTTCCTAAACGACCGCGCCGCCGACAACGCCAGTTTCGACTGGACCCCACCCGACACCACCACCTCATACAAGTGGATCTGCCCCAGCTGGACCCGCGAAATGTACGAGTTCCAGCGCAGCAAAATTGACGTCACCTTCCAACAAGTATTTGAACCCTGATGGCATATTCAGCCTGGGCTAGTTCAACCGCTTACGCCATTGGTGCGATTGTCCGCGCCAGCAGCCTGCAGGCATCCGGCCTCGTCTTCCAATGCACCACGGCTGGCACCAGCTCCAGCACTCAACCGGCGTGGCCAACAGACATTGGCAGCACCATCACCGATGGCACGGTTGTCTGGACAGCGATCAGCAGCGTCTACGAAGAACTGGCCGCCCTGGCACCAAGCGCCATCATCGAACTGTTCGAAATGACGCTGGACACCGCCCTGCACGGCAGCAGCGACACCTACCGCTGGCACAACGGCTGCAACGCCAACGTCACCGGCAACATCGTCTGGAACGGCAATACCTACACCCGCCTGCCCGTCAAGGCCGACGGCTTTGAGTACAGCAACACCGGCACGCTGCCGCGCCCAACGCTGACCATCAGCAACTTGGACGGCACCATGACCACGCTGCTGTTGCTGGTCAACGCCACCACACCCGGCAACGACCTCGGTGGCGCCACGGTGAAGCGCATCCGCACCCTCAAGAAATACCTAGACGGCGAAACCGCCGCCGACCCGCACGCCAAATTCCCCGATGAGGTCTGGTACGTAGACCGCAAGGCAAGTGAAAACCGCGACTCCGTGAGCTTCGAACTCGCCAGCAAATTCGATTTAGCCGGCGTCATGCTGCCCAAGCGCCAGATCATCGCCAACATCTGCCAGTGGAAATACCGCAGCACCGAGTGCGGCTACACCGGCAGCAACTACTGGGACATCAACGACAACGTGGTGGGCACACTGGCGCAGGACAAATGCGGCAAACGCCTCAGCTCCTGCAAATTGCGTTTCGGCGAAGTCGCTGAATTGCCTTTCGGATCCTTCCCCGGCGCCGGTCTGACCCAATGAAACTCAGCAAATCCATCCAAGAAGCTGCACTGGAGCACGCCAAGGCGGAATTTCCAAGGGAATCCTGCGGCCTGGTCGCCGTTGTCAAAGGCCGCAAGCGGTATTTCCCATGCCGCAACATGGCCGAAACACCAGACGAACATTTCGTGCTGGATCCCGCTTACTACGTTGCCGCCGAAGAACAGGGCGAAATCGTGGCCGTGGTACATAGCCACCCCAAAACAAACCACGCTCCATCGCAAGCCGACCGCGTTGCCTGCGAAAAATCCGGCCTCCCCTGGCACATCATCAACCCGCAGACCGAGCAGTGGGGTTACTGCGAACCCGAAGGCTTCGAACTCCCTTACGTGGGACGCGAGTTCGTCTTCGGAATCGTGGACTGCTACAGCCTGTGCCGCGACTGGTACAACCGCGAATTCGGCCTCAACCTGAGCGACTACGACCGCCGCGACCAGTTCTGGCTACGAGGTGAGAATTTATACCTAGACAACTTCGCCAACGAAGGCTTTTACCCCATCCCCCTGGAAGAACTGCAATACGGCGACGCAATCCTGATGCAGCTTGCATCACCGCTGCCCAACCACGCCGCCATCTATTTGGGCGACCAGTTGATTCTGCACCACCTACAAGGCCGACTCAGTAGCCGTGATCTGTACGGCGGTTATTATTTGAAGAGCACCGCCCGAGTCCTGCGGCATGAAAGTCGTTAAGGTCTACGGCGCACTCCGTAAAAAACTCGGCCAGTGCCGCTTCCAATTTGAAGCCGACACGCCAGCCCAAGCCCTGAAGGCGCTTTGCATCAATTTTCCCGGCCTTGAAAAGTGGCTGCTGGATAGCGAAAAAGACGGCGTTGGGTATCGCGTAACCCTTGGAAAAGAAAAAATTACCGAACAAAACGCCGTCCTAATTGCAGCCCCATTTAGTGAGCGTGAAGTATTTAGCATCACGCCCGTTATTGCTGGTGCAGGCCAGGGCGGCGGCCAAATCTTGGCAGGCATCGGTCTTGTCGCGCTGGCAATCATTGCTGGTCCTGTTGCTGGCGGCTTTCTCGGTTTAGGTGCCGGCCTCAGCGGTGTTGGCGGCGGCATCGCAGCCTCCGGTTTGATCGGTGGTGCGGCAGCATCTGCCCTTGGTTTTGTTGGTTTATCGCTGGCAATTAGCGGAGTCGCACAAGCACTATCGCCCGCCCCAGTTCAATCCACAACGACGACAGAACGCGGACGCGACGCTGCAAAGTTTGAGTCCTTCACGTTCTCCGGCATCGTCAACACCGCAAAGCAAGGTTTACCAGTTCCGATCGCCTACGGACGCGTATTTGTTGGCTCCGCTGTTCTCTCCAGCGGCCTTGACGTTGACCAACTCGTATGACACGAATTGTCGGCTCTGGCGGTGGTGGCGGTGGCGGTTGCTTCCTGGGGCACACCCTTGTCGCAACTCCTGGTGGCACGCGCCGCATTGATGAACTGCAGGCTGGCGATCTTGTCCTGAGTTTTGACCACACCGGCGAAGTCCACGAAGCCAAGATCCTCAAGGTTCACGAACACGAAGGCGAGCGCGTCATCCGTTACACGCTCTGGGGCGGACAGCATCTTGATGCCACCCCCAACCACTGGGTGCTTAACCAGTTCAATGCCTTCGTCGAGATCGACACCCTCGGATCCGACGACTGCCTCGTTGATGCCAATGGCCACCTTCGTCCCATCGTCAACAAAGCCGAGTACGGCACTGGCACGGTTTACAACCTGACGGTTGAAGGCCATCACACCTTCATCGCCAACAACATCCGCGTCCACAACGCCGGCCTAGGTCTCGGCATCGCTGGTGCTGGCGGCGGAGGCGGTGGCGGCGGTAAAGGCGGCGGTGGTGGCGGTGGCTCCAGCCGCACCCCAACAGAAGCCGACGACTCGCTGCAATCAGTTCAGTACGCCAGCGTGCTGGATCTGCTGTGTGAAGGCGAAATTGACGGCATCGAAAACGGCGAAAAAGGCATTTATCTGGAAGGCACGCCAGTTCGCGACGCCGCCAACAACGCCAACTTTGAGGGCTACACAGTCGTCACCCGCACTGGCACGCAAGCCCAGAGCTACATCAGCAACGCAATCGGCACCGAAAGCGAAGAAGCAGTCAACGTTGAAGTCGTTAACGCCACTCCCATTGTCCGCACCATCACCGATTCCGACGTGGATCGGGTGCGCGTCACGCTACAAGTCCCATCGCTGCAAATCATCGAAGACGACGGCGACATTGTTGGCCACAGCGTCCAAGTCCGCATCCAAGTCCAATACAACGCCGGCGGCTATACAACCGTCGTAGACGACACAATCAGCGGCAAAACCAGCAACCGCTACCAGCGCGATTACATGATCCCGCTGTCTGGCGCGTTCCCCGTTGACATCAAAGTCATTCGCGTCAGCGCCGACGAATCGAGCACCAAACGTCAAAACCAAACCTACTGGTTCAGCTATACCGAGATCATCGACGAAAAACTGCGCTATCCCAACAGCGCCCTTTGTTATCTGCGATTTGATTCCCGCCAATTTGACTCAATCCCAACCCGCAAGTACCTGATTCGCGGGCAAAAAGTCCAACTACCCAGCAACGCCACCGTCGACACCACCACTTACCTGGGCCGCGTCACCTATTCCGGCGTCTGGGATGGCACCTTCGGCGCTGCAACGTGGTGTAACGACCCCGCGTGGTGCCTCTGGGATCTTCTCACCAATACCCGCTACGGCGCCAGCATCCCCACCAGTAGCCTGGATCGCTACGACTTCTACGCCATTAGCCAATACTGCAACGCCCTTGTTGACGACGGCAAAGGTGGCTTGGAACCCCGCTTCTCGTGCAATCTGCTGATTAACAGCCGCGACGAGGTTTACAACGTCATCCAAGAGATGACCAGCCTGTTCCGTGGCATTGCGTACTACGGCGCCGGCTCGCTGGTGCTCCAGCAAGACAAACCGACCGATTCACAATATCTGCTTGGTCCAAGCAACGTCGTTGATGGCATTTTTGTTTACAGCGGCACATCACAAAAAGCCCGCCACAGCGTCGCAACTGTTGCTTGGCAGTCCTACGACACCCTCGGCGAAGTTGAGTACGAATACGTCGAAGATGCAGACGCTGTAGCCAAATACGGCATCATCAACAAAGACATCAAAGCCCTCGGTTGTTACAGCCAAGGTCAAGCCCACCGCGCTGGTAAGTGGGCGCTGCTGAGCGAGCAAAACCTGACCGAAACCGTCACCTTCTCGGTGTCTATTGACAGCGGCATCATCCTGCGCCCTGGGATGGTGATTGACGTTGCCGACCCAATGAAGGCTGGTACACGTCGCAGCGGTCGCGTCAGTTCTGCCACCACAACCACCATCACGGTTGACTCCAGCAGCAGCCTGTCCGTCAATCTGGCAAGTAACCCGCGTATTTCGGTCATCCTGCCCAGCGGCAACGTCGAACTTCGCCCGATCCAATCCATCAGCGACCGCACCATCACGGTCGGCAACCCGTTTAGCGAAGCACCCAACGCCAACGCCATCTGGCTGATCCAAACCGACGACATCGAATCCCAGCAATTCCGCGTCCTCAACGTCGCTGAATCCGAAGACGGCATCTACGGCGTCACCGCCCTGCAATACAACAGCAGCATTTACAACGCGATTGAAAGCGACAACACGCTGACCGCCCGCGACATCAGCAACCTGACCGACCCACCCGATGCGGTCAGCAGCATTGACGGCACTGAATATCTCTACCAAGACGGCCAAAGCGTTTTTTCTGGCTTCACCCTTAGCTGGATCAGCCCCAAAGATCGCGTTTCGGAGTTTCGCGTTAAATACCGCGTCGATAACGACAACTGGCAGCAGGTCAACACCACCTCGCCGTCTATCAAGATTCTCAACACGCATCCTGGAACGCTTTATGTTCAAATTCAGGCGTACAACTACGTCAACAAAGGCGGTGCAATCGCCACCGATCAATTCCAACTTGTCGGCAAAACCGCCGTTCCCGGCAACGTTCAAAACCTGAGTTTTGAGGCCATCAACGCCAACTCCGGTCGCCTGCGCTGGGACGAAACCGTAGACCTCGACGTAAAGGTTGGCGGCAAGATCCACATCCGCCACAGCAACCTCACCGATGGCAGCGCCAGCTGGAGCAACAGCGTTGACCTGATTCCTGCCAAAGCCGGCAGCTCCACCGAGGCCATCATCCCGCTGGTGGAAGGCGAGGTGTTGGTCAAGTTTGAGGATGACGGTGGCCGTCAAAGCGCCAGCGAAACCAGCATCATCATCGACCTGCCCGACACGCTGGCACCACTCACGCTGATCAACCGGCGCGAGGACCAGGACGTTCCACCGTTCCAAGGCACACGCACTAACACCTTCTACAGCGAAGAGTTCGACGCCCTAACGCTGGATGGCTCGGACCTGCTGGATGACGTGGTGGACGTGGACCTGCTGCCCACCTTCGATGTGATGGGCGAGGTGCAATCTTCCGGCACCTATGACTTCGCCACCACCGTTGATTTTGGCAACACCTTCTCCATCGACTTCAGCCGCTACTTCGTCACCCGCGGCTACTTCCCCAGCGACCTAATCGACAGCCGCCTAGGCGAGGTAGACACCTGGAGCGACTGGGACGGCGGCGTGATCGACTCGGTGAACGCCATCCTCGAACTCCGCAGCACCACCGACAACCCCAGCGGCACCCCGACTTGGGGCGCATGGCAGCCGTTCGTTAATGGCACCTTCCGTGGCCGTGGCTTCCAGTTCCGCACCACGCTGACCAGCAGCGACGTTGCCGAAAACATCCTCGTGGATGAGCTTGGCTACCTCGCCACCGTTCAACGCCGGACCGAGCAAAGCAACGCTGCAGTGAGCGGTACCACCAACACCGCCGTGACGTTCCCCTACCCGTTCTTCACTGGGACGGCCAGTATCGGCGGCCTGAACGCCTACCTGCCCAGCGTCGGCGTGACGGCACAAAACCTGCAAGCCGGCGATTACTTCCAGATCTCCAACGTCACTGGCACCGGCTTCCAGATCAGCTTCTACAACTCCGGTGGCAGTCCCGTCACCCGCAACTTCACATGGAGTGCAACCGGATATGGACGGCAAGGCTAAACTTCTTGTATTAGAGGACGCCTGATTCGTGGCTCAGCACGATTACGTCATAGCCAACGGCACAGGGGCGGCTGTCAGGTCGGATCTCAACGGCGCCCTTGCCGCAATCGCCACAAACAACAGCGGCGCCACCGAACCCACCACCACCTACGCCTACCAGTGGTGGCCTGATACGACCACCGGCCTGCTCAAGATCCGCAACGCCGCCAACTCGGCTTGGGTAACTGTTGGCACGCTGGCCTCAACCAACCTCGGCCTCGCATCTCTGGCTGGCGCCACGTTCACCGGCGACGTCATCCTCGGCACCACCACGGCGCTGGAACTGCCGGACGGCACCACCGGCCAACGCCCCGGCACCCCGGTCAACGGGATGATCCGGTACAACACCACCCTCAACCAGTTCGAGGGCTACAAAGCCAGCGCCTGGGGCGCAATCGGCGGCGGCGCAACGGGTGGATCGTCAGACGATATTTTCTACGAAAATGGCCAGACGGTCACCACCAATTACACTTTGACTACCGGCAAAAATGCCATGACCGCAGGTCCGGTCACGATTAACTCGGGGGTCACGGTCACCGTTCCTTCCGGCCAATCCTGGATCATCGTCTAATCATGCCTATCACCATTGCTGGCTCTGGAACAATCACTGGCATCAGCGCAGGCGGCCTGCCCGATGGCGTGATCACCACGGATGACATTGCGGCAGATGCTGTCACCAACGCCAAGGTGAACGCCAGTGCTGCGATTGCCGACTCCAAGCTGACCGGCACGACTTGCAAAGCGTTCGTGAACTTCAACGGCACCAGCACCGTGGCGATTCGCGCCAGCTACAACGTGAGCAGCATTACGGATAACGGGACGGGAGACTATACGGTGAACTTCACGACGGCGTTGGCGGATGCGAATTACTGCGTCGCTACTACAGCAATGGTGATTTTTGATCAATCATCTAGCTATCAATTTGGAATCCGCTCAACGGGTACAAGCGTCGCTGCGACAACAAAAACCTCATCGGCATTGCGTTTGTTGAGCAGACGAGAAAGTGACTACGACTTGATCGAATGTAACGTCTCCATCTTCCGCTAACACCATGAAACAGATCATCTACCAAAACGAGACCGGCGGAGTCTCCATAATCATCCCAACCGGCGAGCTACCTATCGAAGAAGTCGTCGCGAAGGATGTCCCCGAAGGCGTGCCCTACGAGATCGTGGACGAAGCCGACATCCCCAGCGACCGCTACTTCCGCAATGCGTGGGTGATGGGCGACTGCTGCGTGGAGCACGACCTTGATAAGTGCAAAGAGATCGGCCACGACCGTCGCCGCCAGCAACGCGCTGAGGAGTTCGCCCCCTACGACGACGTGATTGCCAAGCAGATCCCTGGTGCTGATGCCACCGCAGCGGAGGAAGCCCGCCAGCAGATCCGCGATAAGTACGCCCTGATCCAAGACGTGATTGAAGGCGCGTCTTCCCCTGACGAAATCAAGACCGCCCTGGAGGCAAACCAATGACCTTACGTCTCAACGGCAGCACATCTGGCTACACAGAAATCGACTGCCCCTCTGTAGGCGGAAACAATACATTGGTGCTTCCGACTGGTAACGGCTCAGCCGATCAGGCGCTGGTCACCAACGGCAGCGGCACCCTGAGCTTTGCTGATCGCGGGCGGATGGTGCTGGAGACCGCAAAAACAGCAACCAGCACTGCTGTGGACTTCACAAACATCCCAAACTGGGTGAAGCGGGTGACGGTGATGATTCGCGGCGTGTCGAGTAACGGAACATCAAATTTTCTGCTTCAACTTGGTATTTCTTCCGGTTTTGTTACAACCGGATACAGCGGTGCTGTGAATAGAGAACTAAATACCTTGAGCTTTTCTACTGGATTTCAGTTAATGTTTAACACCAGCGCTGTTACTACAAATGAAATACCTATTTCACTGGTAAACGTATCTACAAATACATGGATGGGATCATTTGTAAGTGCAAGAAGCGACGCTGCTGTTTCATATGGAGCCGGATCAATTGCCCTCTCCGGCACCCTAGATCGCGTTCGCATCACCACCGTCAACGGCACCGACACCTTTGACGCCGGGTCGATCAACATCCTTTACGAGGGCTGATCATGAGCACCCTATCCACCACCAACCTCAAGAACCCCAGCGCCAGCGGCAACAACATCGTGCTGGCAGCATCGGGTCGAGTGACGGTACTCAGCGCCACGGCCACCATCGCAACGCTCACCGACGGCGCCACGATCACCCCGGACTTCGATGCAGCCTGCAACTTCGCCGTGGTCCTCGGCGGCAACCGCACGCTGGCGAACCCCACCAACATTGCCGCCGGCCAAAGCGGCAGCATCTTCATCAGCCAGGACGCCACCGGCTCCCGCACCCTCGCCTTCGGCAGCTACTGGGACTTCATCAATGGCACAGCCCCCACGCTGACTACCACCGCCAGCGCCGTTGACCGCATCGACTACGTGGTCCGTAGCAGCACCTCGATCCACGCCGTCTTCACCGCCAACTATTCATGAGCGCGTTTCACGACTCTGCACTGGTTGGTGCTAGCGGCCAGCAGGGCTACCAGATTTCGCGCAGCCTGCGGTTCAACCGGGCAGACACG